GACCTGACCGTGAAGCTCAAGGACATGTTCGAGATCTCCATGCGGGACGAGAAGGGCTACGGCTCCGCCAACGCCGGCCGCTACGGGGTCTTCGAGCGCGTCATCGAATACTCGGCGGGGAACATCTCCACGACGGTCGTGGGGTTCCGCCGGGAGTCCTACGTGGGCGAGCAGCCGGCCGTGGGCGCCCCCGTCTCCATGTCGAGCGGGGCGGACACCCAGAGGACGGCCTCGGCCGGGAACCTGACGACGACGACCGTGGCGGCGGTGCCGCTGGGAGGATAAATGAAGGTCTACCCCGGATTCTGGGAGGGAAAGGTGGTGAGCATATCCGCCCCGGCGACGGAGCGGGTGGGCTCGGTCCGCGTCCGCATCCCGGCGATCCACGGGGCGGCCACCGACGTGCCGGACACCTCCCTCCCCTGGGCGAGGCCGAACTTCCTCTTCGCCGGCGCCCTCTGCGGGGTGGTCGGGGTCCCGCCCGTGCAGGCCCAGGTCAACGTCATCTTCAAGCACGGGGACAAGAACTTCCCCATGTGGATCGGCGGGGGCTACCTGACCGGGACGGAGCCCGTCGACTTCGCGGCCGCGAAGCAGGGCCTCGACCCGAAGGGCTACATGTGGGTGACGCCCGGGGGCTACGCCATCGTCATGAACGAGGTGCTCAAGACCGTCGAGGTGAAGACCCCGAACCCGAGCCTCACCGGCATCAAGATAGACCTCACGGCGAAGAAGGTCTCGGTGACCGCGGACTCGACCCCGGGGACGCCGTTCGAGATGACCCTGGACGAGACGCTCAAGAAGGCGGAACTGAAGACGGCCACCGGCTACCTGATGGCCCTCGACGAGACCCTGAAGAAAGCGTCCCTCGAGACGCCGACCGGCTACAAGGTGGAGCTGGACGAGACGACCCAGGCGGCGAAGGTGACCACCCCGTCGGCCCAGTCGATGGTCCTCGACGACGCGGCCGGCGAGGCCACGCTGACCGGGACGGCGAAGGGCATCATCACGGGCATCCTGGTGGAGCTCGGGCTGGGGGCCTCCCAGTCCGTCCTCATCGGGGAGCTCTTCGCCACGTTCTTCGACGCCCACATCCACCCCACCTCGGCGCCCGGGGCGCCGACTGGGGTGCCCGTGGCCCCGCTCTCCCTGGCCCTCGCCGGGTTGAGCTCGCAGACCGTGAAAATACGCCCGTGAGGGCGACTGTCGGCGCCGACAGAGGCGCCATGTAGGAGAAGCAGGCCCAGGAGGCCGCCAGGAGCCGCCAGGCGAGCCCAGAACGAGCCGGGCGGAACCCCCCTTGGGGTCAGACGGGCCGGGAGGCCCGCGCCTCTGGGGGCGTCTGGGGGTCTCTGGTGGGCGTCACCGATAGGTAACGCCGGGGGCGGCGCGGGAGGACAGGATGGAACCAGTCATGGCATTCCCCTTCGCGGGGACCGGGGTGGCCGGGGTCTTCGACCCCAAGGCCCTCGAGGACGTGTACTCCACGGCCATCAGGAACATCCTGATGACCCTCAAGGGGACCGTCCCGTACAACCCCGAGTTCGGCTCCGAACTGCGCCGGTTCGTCTTCGACCTGAGCGACGACATCGGCAAGCAGCTCATTCAGTACTACGCTTTCAGAGACATACAGGAACAGGAGCCGCGGCTCCGTGTGGTGGCCCTCGAGGCGAACTTCGACGAGGACGAGTACTCCGTCTCCTTCTCCGTCGGGTTCATCGCGGTGGCCGACCCCGAGCAGCGGGTCCGGCAGGCCAACGTGGGGGCGATCCCGCTGGCGAGGAGGGCCGCATAGTGAGCCAGATACCGACGCAGCAGTACACCGCGAGGAGCTACCAGTCGACCATCGAGGCGCTGGTCGTCCTCCTGCGGGCCAAGTTCCCCGACGGACACTGGGAGAAGCTCCTGGAGCAGGACGTCCCGCGGGCCATGATGGCCTGCCTGGCGTGGATGCACGACCAGGACTCCTTCTACATGAACCGCCGGTGGATCAACACCTACCTCGACCTGGCGGACGACCGGGAGGCCGGCATTCACCTGTGCGCCCAGCTCGGATACCGGATGAGGCCCAAGACGGCGGCCTCCATCCCCGTCCGCCTCTACCCCCAGCCGACGAAGGCGGTCCCCATCGTCATCCCGGCCGGGACCCGGGTGCCCTACGGGGACACCTTCTTCGAGTTCCTCGAGGACGCGACGGTCCCCGCGGACGCGGAGTTCTGGCCGAGCCTGACCTCTACGGACGTCGTGGCCCTGACCGAGGGCCAGACCGTCGAGGCCACCTTCACGTCCGACGGGCAGCCCTGGCAGGTGTTCGCGGTGCCCTTCGAGAACGTCATCGACGGCAGCGTCGTGGTCGAGGTGGCCGGCGAGGAGTGGGAGGAGGTTCTCTCCCTCATTTACGTCGAGGGGGACACCCTCGGGAAGGACGAGTACACCGGGGACGGCCTCGACTCGCAGCAGTACGAGCTGACCCTCCTCAACGCGGTCATCGACCCGAGCAACGCGGACCGCCTCACGGTCCTGGTGGACGGCGTCGAGTGGGCCTACGTCTCGGCCTTCACGGGGGCTCCCCAGGAGTACCGCGCCTACCAGAACCCGGACGGCACCACCTACGTCGTCTTCGGCCTCGCCGCGGACGGGGCGGCGCCGCCGAGCGGCGACCTCATCGAGGTCCTCTACCTCATCTCCGGGGCGCAGAAGCGGTACGCCCTCGCGTACGACAAGAACGACGCCCCGACCATCTCCTTCGGCGACGACAACACCGGGAAGATCCCGGCCATCGGCGCCGAGATCAAGGTGACGTGCCGGACAGGCGGCGGACCCGTGGGCAACGTGGACATCGGGGCCGTGGACGCCGTCGTGCAGGGGAAGCTGAGCACCGCCCTCGGCGAGTCCACCGAGGTCCGCGTCTACAACTACGGGAAGGGGTCCGGCGGCAACGCCAGGGAGGCCCTCGACCACGCCAAGTTCTACGCCCCCGACTGGGCCAAGTCCAACGGCCGAGCCGTGACCCCCTCCGACTGGGAGGTCCTGGCGGCCACCTTCCAGGACCCGCGCTACGGGGGGCCGGCCTACGCCGCGGCGAAGCTCCACCAGGAGATTCCCGAGTCGAACCAGGTGGACGTCGCCATCTGGTCCCGGGACGCCGACGGGCGCCTGACCACGGCCGGCGCCTCCCTGAAGGCCGGGGTCAAGAAGTACCTCCAGGCCAGGAAGACCATGTGCACCTACGTGGAGATGGTCGACGGGACGACCTACTACTTCGACGTCTACCTGGCCGTGAGCCTCAAGGCCGGCTTCTACACCACCACCGTCTTCTCGGACCTCGACGCGGCGGTCGTGGCCTTCTTCGACTCCGCCATGGTCATGCCGGGGCGCGACATCCGCGTCAACGAGCTCTACAGGAAGCTCAACGCGGTCGAGGGGGTCCACTCCGTCACCATCGAGGACATCATCGGGTCGGTCCTGCTCCAGACGTCCGAGACGGCGGACGGGGCCACGCAGACATTCTCCTGGCTCTTCGACTCGCCGCTCGGACAGGACCTCGTCCCAGAGTCCCTCGAGGTGCGGGCGGGCACCCAGTACGCCTCGGACGACGGGGAGGGGGCCGTGACCGGCGACGTCGACGGGACCCTCACCAACACCATCGGCTACGAGACCGGCCGCGTGACGGTGTCCTTCCTGACTACCCCGGCCATCAACACCAACGTGACGGCGGAGGTTCGCTACTACGCCCGCCTCGAGTGGGAGGAGGACATCACCGACGAGATGACGGGGACCGCCCTGCTCGACCACGTGGCCGAGTACGAGCCCATCGTCGAGCGGCCCCCGGTGGGGATCGCCGAGGGCCAGGTCATCGACTTCTACGTCCCCGACTGGCTCATGCCCATCGTCCCGGGGCGCCTCTACTTCGTCGGCGGCTACGGGGCGCCCCTGGGGTCTCCCTTCGGCTCCGAGCTTCACGCCTACGACGACGGGGAGGGGAACATCGTGGGGGACGTCGACGGGACCGCCACGAGCGCCGTCGACTACAGGACCGGCCGGGTGCAGTTCACCTGGCAGGCGGTTCCCTACTACGACGTCCCGACGCCCTTCGTGGGGACCCTGAGCCCCAACCCGAACGGGGTCATCACCGACTTCACCTACTCGGTGGCCGGCTGGGTCCCGGGCTACGCCGGCGTCGTCAAGCTCGACTTCTCCGCCTTCCCGACGTGGGGAGCCGAGGCCGCCTTCTTCGACAACTGGCAGGGGAGGGTCTTCGGACCATACCTCGACAACCGGTCGGACAACACTTTCGTCGACGCCCTGGGGACGGGGGAGCTCCACTTCACCGTCCCGCCCCAGTGGCCGGGGGCGGCGACGTTCCCGGTGGTGCGGACTTCCGTGACCCAGATGCTCTACTCGGCTTTCGTCTTCTTCGTCAAGACGCCGACGGCCCCGGGCCACGACCTTCACCTCTACGGGGACAACGAGGGCCGGCTCTGGGGTACCACTCTGGACGCCTATCCCATCTCGAGGCTCGACCACGAGACGGGGAAGGCTCTCGCCAGGCTCTCCGCGCCCGTGTCCTCCGGTCGCCTTGCGATCCTCAGCTACGACGCGCGCCTGGGCTCGGCCGTCCGGAACACCCCCATACATTCCAACGCCATCGGCGCCTTCGGGAGGACCGCCCCGCGGGAGCTCGAGGAGGAGATTGACCTGTGAGCGTGAGCGAGAGCTACAGCAACAACCTCCCGGTGGACCTCTACAAGCTCCTCCTCCCCGACATCAAGGAGGAGGACCAGAAGACCGGGACGATGGCCTACCTCGACTTCTGGGACACCCCGGAGGCGGAGATAACGGAGTGGGACCAGGAGGTCCCCTTCGTGGCGGTCTGGGACCGCATTGGCCTGAAGCCCGTCCTGCAGCGCCTCTTCTGGTGCCTCGAGACGCAGGAGGGGCGGATGCTCGAGGAGCTGCGGGCCATGGAGGACCTCATCGACCCGGACACCTGCCCCGCGAGGTTCCTGCCCTACATGGCGGCCTCCCTCGGCTTCGACCTCCCCGACTCCATGAGCGAGGCGGAGCGCCGGGTGACCATCAAGGGCCTCGTGGCCGCCTACAAGCGGCGGGGGACGCCCATCTCGTGGAAGGTGTTCTTCCGGATGGTCGGCTACCGCGTCATGTTCTACCCGCTCTGGAAGAAGGCATACGCCGAGGACCAGGACAGATACTCGCAGGAGCGGTACGCCGCGACGACGCCCTTCGGCCCCCTGGTCATCACGGCCTTCACCCCGAGCCTCCCCCAGGCCCCCCTGAAGCCGACGTCCATCCTCATCACGGACGGGACGGAGACCTTCAGGGACGACGGAAAGGGCGGCCTCGTCGGGGGCCTCGGGGGCACGGGGACGGTCAACTACCTGACGGGGGCCATCAACGTGAACTTCTACCCGCCCGGCCCCGTCGGCCCCATCTCCCTCACGGCGGAGACGGTGGACGACGAGTACCCCTACCACGCCGCGCGGGTGGACCTCGACTTCTTCCTGGTCCCGCTCAGCGGAGCCCCTCCTCCCGATGTGGACGACGAGTTCGTGAAGAACGTCCTCCGGCACCTCGACGAGGTCAGGCCGATCCACGTCATCCTGAGGACCTTCAACCTCGTCATGCCCATCGAGGAGCTCCTCGAGGACTTCGCGTCCGACGGGGGCTGCTGCGGGCCGAGCCTCGGGGTGGACCATTGGACCTCGAAGGAGATGTTCTACGTCGGGGACGTGGGGCCGGTGGGCAAGGACGGTGGCATGCTCATCGAACGGGACGACGGCTCCAAGCAGCAGTGCATGGAGGACGTGACGCCGTTCGTCAACCCTTTAAGCGGCGACCCCCTTGTGATAACATCGTCACCACCGCAGCCGTCTGATGGCTCATATTAAGGGCGCGAGACGCCATGGCAGATGAGATTATACCCCTCTTCGAGTTCGACCAGCCGACCAAAGGATCGGAGCTCGTGTCCCAGATAGTCCGGCGGAACTTCAACGCCCTCGGGACCACGAACTGGACGACGGACGCGTCCTACCCCGCCGCCCCCCAGAAGGGGATGCAGAGAATCCTCGACGAAGCCGGGGCGGGGACGAACATCAGGTGGCAACGGTACGACGGGACGGCTTGGGTCGACATCATGACCCACCTCGAGACCGCCTTCACCCTCGCCAGGCGCCTCGAGTTCGACTTCACCAACGAGACGGTCTGGACGGTGAACCACGGCCTCGGGGCGAGGCCCCTCGTGCAGGTCCTCGACGCAACCCACCAGGCCATCGAGCCCACCTCCATCGTCCACGTCCAGGTCGGCGGGGAGTGGAACCGCGTCGTCGTGACCCACGCCGGGAACGAGACGGGCATCGTGGTGTGCGTCGGCTGAGACTGTCGGCACCGACAGATTGAGGAGCAAGCGGAATGAAAGACGAGCGGAAAGAGGCCAGGAGGAAGCTCTACCGGGCGCTCCTCGGCGCGCGGCCCGCGGTCCCGGGCCTGTCCCGCGGCGTGGGCATGGGCAAGCACGAAGTCGGCCTCGGCGAGGGCCTCCCCGTCGCAAGGGGGAAGGTCACCATCACCTGCCGGAACGAGGAGACGGGCGAGGTCGTGACGGTCCTCGAGGAGGAGGACAACCTGGTCGTCTCCCAGGCCGGGGGGCTGATGGCCGCGATGGCCGCCGGAGCCCTCAACTCCGAGATCGGCTACGTGGAGCTCGGGGACCCGGCGCCCGCCACCCCGCCCGCCCTGGGGAACATCACCCTCGAGCAGACGACGGGGCAGCGGAAGGCGGTCGGCTTCTCCCTCGCCAGCAACGTCGTGACCTTCACGGCGACCTGGGCGGCCGGAGACGGCAACGGGAACACCTACACCGAGGCGGGGCTCTTCACGAACCCCCTCGCGGCCGGGACGATGTTCGCCCGCAAGACGGGCTTCTCCATCGCCAAGACCGCGGCCTTCTCGATGACCTTCACCTGGGCGCTGACCTTCTCCGTCCTGGACGCCTGCGAGGAGTCCTGCTACGGGGTCTCCCTGGTCGGCTCGTCCTATATCGTCGAGGACTACATTTATGACGCCACCGGGGGCGAGTCCCAGGTGGTCGTCCCCATCGACTTCACGGTCGGCTCGAAGCGCCTCGAGGTCTACCTGAACGGGCAGCGCCTCTACTACCAGAGGCACTACGTGGAGCAGGTGATCGGCCTCAACAAGGGCGTCGTCTTCCAGGGCGGAATGACCCTCGAGGGCGCCCCCGACCCGGATGACATGTACTTCCGCCACCTGAGGTGGTAGGGGGAGGAGCGACGGAATGGTCTTCATACCGCCGAAACTGCACAAGAGGCAGGTGATCCTGGGAGCCCTCGACGGCTTCGAGGTCACCGAGCGCAACCCGGCGGACGCCAACGTGGACGTCGCCTCCGGGGTCCTGAACAACGCGTCCTCCGGCCTGGAGCACGTCAAGGCGGCGCAGGTCGCCGGCCCCTTCTCCCCCACGGGCGTCGGCCAGGAGCGGTGGGACCTCGTCTACATCGACGAGACGGGGACCGCGGCCGTCGAGGCGGGGACGAACGTCGTCTCGGGCTCCCCCCAGTTCACGGGCGCGCCCGGGTTCGGCTCGAGCTTCACGGCCCCGAACGTCATCCCCCTCGCCTACGTCTACATCGACGAGTCCGGCGGCCCGGTGGTCGTGGCCGACGACATCACGGACATCCGCGGGCTCCTGAGCGCCCTCACCAAGGGCGCCGTCGGGGAGCTGGCGAAGGACAACGACGCGGGGGCGGCCGGCGTCCTCGGGGTGAGCTGGAACAGGGTCCCCATCGACCACCGCCACCCGCCCAACGTGGACGCCGTGAACCCGGAGGACGTCGAGCGGACGGCCCAGAGCCCGGGAAGCTCGTACGTCTACGCCCGGAGGGACCACGTCCACCGGATGGAGCCGGCGCTCCTGGCCTCGCTGGCGACCCCCATGGACAAGGGGTCCTCCCTGTTCTGGACGCCCCGGACGCACCGGCCCGGGGACTTGAACGACCAAAACCACCATTGGATTCTGCACAAGTACCAGGGGCGCGCCTTCAACGACGACTCCGTCTGGTTCAATATCAACCCGGGAACGGAGGAGACCCTCGAGCTCTGGCCGCTCGACGACGGCG